GTGAGAGACATGTCCCATATGAGCAAACTCGTAACCGGTGTCGCGCTCGGCACTTCCGGCGGCACCATCCTGAACGGTGTTCTGACAAAACTGAGCCCTGATGAATGGAGTGCCGTCGGCGTGCTGGCTGGTATCGCGGGCATTGTCATCACCGGGCTTATTAACTGGTACTTCAAACGAAAGGTCGCCAATGCCCAGGTAAGGGCGCTGGAAAAATACGGCCCGACGGTAAAAGTTGGAGATGACTGATATGCCGATGACCAGCAGTCTGCGTAATAAACTCATCGCTGCTGCGGGCGGCGGTGCGATGCTCATCGCCACGGCTTTTCTTGGCGGCCATGACGGTGTGGAAGGGCGGAAGTACGAAGCCTATAAGGATGTGGCCGGAGTCTGGACGGTCTGCGACGGTCATACCGGGCGCGATATCGTCCGGCACAAAACCTATACCGACTGGGAATGCGATGCTCTGCTGTGGAAAGACCTGCAACCGGCAAAGCGCACCGTTGACCAGCTGGTAAAGGTGCCGGTTGGTGAGTATCAGCGCGCGGCGCTCTACAGCTTCGTCTTCAACGTCGGCTCTGATGCGTTTTCCAAATCCGCCCTCCTGCGGAAACTCAATAAGGGCGACCATACTGGCGCGTGCGAAGAGATGCGGCGCTGGGTTTACGCTGGTGGCATGAAATGGAAGGGACTGCAGAACCGGCGCGAGATGGAGCGTTCCATGTGCCTGGCGGAAGGTAAAAATGACCTTTAAAGCAAAAACTATCGTTGCGCTGGTTCTCGCTGGCCTGCTGATGGCGCTCGGCTGGGTGGTTAATCACTACCGCGATAACGCCATTGCCTATAAAGAGCAGCGCGATATAGCGAAGGGCGACCTGGTGCTGGCGAACGATACCATTAATGATATGAAGGTGCGCCAGCGCGACGTCGCAGCACTCGATGCAAAATACTACGGAGAACTGGCAGATGCCAAAGCGACTATTGACCAGCTTGAACGTGATGTTGCTGCTGGCCGTAAGCGGCTGCAGCTCAACGCCACCTGCAGAGCGAACGGAACGCCCGGCACCACCAGCGTGGATGATGGTACCGGCCCCCGACTTACTGACGCCGCTGAACGGGATTATTTCACCCTCAGAGAGCGAATCGAAACCGTTACAAAGCAGCTGACCGGGCTGCAGCAGTATGTCCGCCAACAATGTATGAGGTGATGCCATGAAGTACTAAAGCGGTGAGACCGTTCCTGCAAGCTGCAGTAGTAATGCAGCCCCGAGTCCCCATGAGGGAGCCAGAAGCAGGTCCGAACTGCGACATACCGCTGGTCAGGGTTAATCGAAGAAATGGGTCTGCCGGTAAAGCAGTGCGTAAGCCATACGTGCACCGGTTATCAGCGGCTATGATGCGACAGCGACTCAAGGGCATGAGCGCGGCTATTGCGAGAGTGTGGCTGGCATTCCAAAGCCCTCGTCCGGGGCCATTAAGAATGGCGTCCGTGCCATGAAAGAAATTTAAATTGTAGTTATGATCTGAAGAAAAAAACTGAATGCTAAAAGAACAAGTCCCAATGCCTGCCCAAGCCTGCGGCGCTTGTTTCTTTTATCAACATCAGCTATTTCAGTTTCGTTGCAAAACTCGGCTAATGGGTACTGTTCGTAACCATATGTTGACCATACCGAAGCTAACGATCCTACCATGCCAAAGATTGCAGAAAGCATTTGAATGTCTGACGTCGTCATAAATTCTCCAAAATATTTCAGATGAGGAATAGCCCTCAAAACATGTGATACACCATATTTAGGTTATTGAAAACATTGACGAATTCGTCAATGGCACAATTTGCAAAAAGTAGCTTTGATGGATGGTTACAGCAGGCATTCACTGAGTGCCTGTGATAATGTTTTGGGATGTCAACTCATCGAGAAAATATATGAATTCTGTAATTTTGATTCTCAAGGGTAAAAAACCTGAACTCATCAATGTAGCTGACGGAATGACGAAATTGAACTGGAGTCTTTCTGATGGCAGAGAAGTTGAGTTGGAGATTACCTCATGTTGCGTTCCATCCCGTACTGGTGAACAAGCCTTCTATCTAATAGCAACAGATATGGGTGATCTTAGCCCGAGGCAAATCATGCAGGCAGTGGAAGATCTAAGCCAAAACTGAGGTGTTAAGGGAAATCCTCGTCATGAAAACCATCAGCATCCGCTGGTGGCTTTTTTTATGCGCCTCGCACGAACATTGAATTCTTTTTGTTAGCCACCGTTGGATGTTTTTTGTGCATTTTAAAAAAAGTATTATGATAAACGCGCCGTCAAATGATGGCCTATACATGGTAAGCACAATGAAAAAGGCACTGGCTGTTCTTTTTGTTCTGATGTCTCTTGGTGCAACAACTCAAGCGTATGCAGGTAACTGTCAACATGACTCCGATACCGCAAGCGATGGTTCTCGCTGTGGTGGACGATCTGCTGACTCCCGTCCTGGAGGCGGGGGATCTCGTTAAAAAATCAAAGGTCGCTTAAGCGGCCTTTTTTATTGCCATCCCAATGCCTTCCGCTGGTGGGCATCGTAATGGCTTTAATCCAGGATACATAACATGGCAAAACCGGACTGGGGCGAGCTTCAGCAGCGGTTCCTGTCCGATCATGCCAGCACCGGCATTTCCCCAAAAGATTGGTGTGAAGCGCAGGGACTGAACTACGCAACCGCCCGTCGCTATATCAAAAAAACAACTGCGCAAAGTGCGCAAAAATCTGCGCATAAGAAAGTGCGCACTGCGCAAAAGGATAAAAGCGCCGATACGCTGGTGGAAAGCGAACTGACCGCCCAGCAAAAGCGCTTCGTTGCTGAATACCTTATTGACCAGAACGCGACTGCTGCCGCCACAAGAGCAGGTTACAGCGATGCCAGTTATGGTCGTCACCTCCTCACGATTCCTCACGTTGCGCAGGCAATTGCGCAGCAGCAAAAAGCTTCTCTTGTGCGCACGCTTGCCACGGCAGATGAAGTCCTTGAGCAGATGTGGCAACTCGCCACCTTCGACGCGAATGAGCTTTCACAGTATCGCCGGGGTTGCTGTCGCTATTGCTGGGGCTTCGGGCATAACTATCAGTGGCGCGACATGGTGGAGTTTGAGGAGCAGCGTTTAAAAGCAGCTGAGAGGAAAGGCCGGGAGCCTGAAGACAATGGTGGTTACGGCTACGATCACAACCGCGAACCAAACTCTGACTGCCCGCGCTGCAATGGTGATGGTATTGGTCAGCCTTACTTCTCTGACACCCGCAAACTGCCACCTGTTTCCAGGCTGGCATATTCCGGAATAAAACTCGGAAAGAATGGCGTGGAGATCACCGCCATCAGCCGCGAGCGCATGTATGAAGCTGTGATGAAGCGGCTTGGTCTCGCTGACAGTGAATTCGCACAGCGGTTACAGCAAATCGAGATTGAGCGCCGCCAGCTTGAAGTCGACAAACTGCGCAAAGAGCTGGCCGCCGATCCTGAAGATGACGTTCCGCTGCCCGTGGCAATCAATATCAACGTCGCGGATGCACGCGTAAGGAAAGACGATGACGGGGATATCGCCGACCCTTAACGTACCGCAGGCGCAGTTCCTGGCGATGCCGCACAAGTTTAAAGCTTATGTGGCTGGTTTTGGCTCCGGCAAGACGTGGGTGGGATGCGGTGGCATCTGCAAAGGGATGTGGGAGCATCCCAAAATCAACCAAGGCTATTTCGCGCCAACCTATCCGCAGATACGCGACATTTTCTATCCGACAGTGGAAGAGGTGGCGTTTGACTGGGGCCTGAAGGTCCGGATCAACGAGAGCAATAAAGAAGTCCATTTCTACGCCGGGCGGCAGTACCGGGGAACCACTATCTGCCGCTCAATGGAGAAGCCGGCCACTATCGTCGGCTTTAAGATTGGTAATGCGCTGGTGGATGAGCTGGACGTGATGGCCGCTGCCAAAGCGCAGCAGGCATGGCGAAAAATCATCGCCCGTATGCGCTATAAGGTCGATGGCCTGCGTAACGGGATTGATGTCACAACCACGCCGGAAGGTTTTAAATTCGTTTACCAGCAGTTCGTAAAAGCAGTGCGTGATAAGCCGGAACTGACAACCCTGTACGGTCTGGTACAGGCTTCCACGTTTGATAATGAGGCGAACCTGCCGGAGGATTATATTCCCTCGCTGCTGGCGAGTTATCCGCCGGAACTGATTAAAGCTTATCTGCGGGGACAATTCACCAACCTTAAAAGCGGCACCATTTACCACCAGTTCGATCGCAGGCTGAATAACTGTGATGAGGTGGAGGAGCCGGGCGAGACGCTTTATATCGGCATGGACTTCAACGTCGGGAAGATGGCAGGCATCGTTCACGTTCTTCGCCTGGGGCTGCCGTGCGCGGTAACGGAAATCATCAATGCGTACGATACGCCCGACATGATTCGCATCATTAAAGAGCGTTTCTGGCTGTACGACGGCAGCGATTACCGCAAGGTTCGTGAAATTTACATCTACCCGGATGCCTCCGGCGACTCGCGAAAATCGGCTCACGCCAGCACTACTGATATCGCCCAGCTCAAACAGGCTGGCTTTCACGTTGTGGTCAATGCCAGTAACCCACCGGTTAAAGACCGCATCAACGCCATGAACGCCATATTCTGTAACGGCAATGGTGAGCGTCGCTACCGGGTGAACGTCAAGCGCTGCCCAGTGTACACCGAGTCGCTTGAGCAACAGATATGGGACGAGAAGACGGGCGAGCCGGACAAAAAATCTGATAACGACCATCCCAACGATGCGGGTGGTTATTACATCGTGAAGCAGTTCCCCATTATCAAACCGGTGCCTAAACCTATTCCTTTCAAATGGTAGAACCATGGCTCAATTAAATATCGATTATCGCCATCCTGCATATACCGAGTTTTTACCCGAGTGGGAAATGATCGGCGACTGCGTGGATGGTGAACGAAAAATAAAAAAGCGCGGCAAAGATTATCTTCCTCATCCCAGTAACGACAGCACGAATGATGATCCCCGCGGTGAACGTTATGATGCTTATAAAAAACGCGCCGCCTTCGTCAATGCCACAGGCCGTACTTTATCGGGCCTGATTGGGATTGCTTTTAACAAGCCGCCTAAAATTGAAGTCAGCGGCGGGATAGCGGATATCGCCACCGATGCTGATGGAGAAGGTCAGCCTCTCGAACAGATGATCCGTGATTGCCTGGGACAAAATCTGCAACGTGGCCGCGCGGGAATTCTGACTGATTATACCGGCTCGGGAATTCAGACGCAGGCGACGAAAGGTCGCCCGGTGCTGCGGCTCTTTACGGCTAAAGAAGTGATCAACTGGCGCGTGACTAAAGGCAGAACCTCGCTGGTGGTAATTCATTACCTCGAGCCGGCAGACGATCCCGACGCATTTGAGCTGACGTTAAAGCGTCACTGGATTGAACTGCGTCTGATAAACGGCGTAGCCCATGCGCGTAAATGGGAGGAAGGCTCTGAACGGATTGAGGGAGGAGAGCTTACCCCACTAAAAGATGCCAGCGGCATTGCACTGGATGAGTTGCCATGGTCATGGTTAGGAGCAAGTAACAACGATCACACCCCGGATTCTCCGCCCCTTGCAGACATCGCGTATATCAACATCAAACATTATCAGGCCGAGGCCGATATCGCCGAAGCTGCTCATACGGTTGGTCAACCAATGGTCGCTCTGGCCGGGCTGACAGAAGAGTGGGCTGATAAATACCTTGCCGATGGATTTACCGTCGGTTCGCGCAAAGGCGTCTTACTGCCAGTCGGCGGCGATCTGAAGTTTGCACAACCTGATGAGCGAAACATTCTCGTTACCCTGGCTGAGCGCCGGGAAAAGCAAATGGCGATGCTCGGGGCAAAGCTGGTCGAACGAAACACTGCGGCCAGAACGGCAACCCAGGCAGGTGATGAAGCCCAGACTGATAATTCTATTTTGTCGCTGTGTGCCGGGAACGTTGAACAGGCGATTAACCGGGCGCTCGCTTTTGCCGTTCAGTTTGCAGGCAGCGGCGAGGGCACTGTCGAGCTCAATAAGAAGTATGAAATCGCCAGCCTTGACTCTCAGGCGATCGCTGCGCTTCTCGGGGCGGTTCAGTCGGGCAAGATGCGTCTTGTGGACTTTGTCCGTTACCAGCAGCGCATCGGGCTGATTGGCCAGGATGAGAAACCCGATGACATCGTCGATGAGCTTCTGAATCAGGAGCCGTCATTACTGACCGGAGAGTGAAATGGCAGTCAATGACAGGTTACGTGATGAAGCGATAGCGCACGGGCTGTTCGTCAGCCGTTATTCCACTGGCGTTGCAAAGCGCATGGTTAAAGTGCTCAATCAGAGCGATGCCGAACTCACGGCACGTTTGCTGGTGGCAATGGACAGCCTGCCGCATGAAAGCTTTACGGTTCGCCGCCTGGAAAGCCTGCTCGGGAGCGTCAGGCAAATAAACGAGCAGGCTATAGCCTCGATGCATACTACCCTGGCGGATGAGCTGATGCAGTTTGCCCGGCATGAAGCGGGTTATCAGTTGAGTCTTTTCGATTCACTCTTACCGTCAGAAATAAAGCGTCATTACCCGTTACAGGGCATTACCCCTGAGATGGTCTATGCCGCTGCAATGGCTCAGCCCTTTCAGGGGCGTCTGCTTAACGAATGGGCTGACAATCTTCGGGAAGACCGTCTCGCACGCATTACAAATACCGTGCGGCGCGGCTATTTGCTGGGAGACACGACCGAGTCTATCGCCAGACAGGTTCGTGGACAGGCGAATAATGGCTTTCAGGATGGCGCATTGCAGATGAGCCGAGCAAATGCTGCAAGCATCAGTAAAACAGCGGTGAATCATCTCGCGGCAACGGCGCGCACCAGTTTCACTGAAGCCAATGGCGATATAGTGAAAGGCAAGCAGTGGCTTTCTACCCTCGATAACCGCACCACTCATTTGTGTATCGTGCGCGATCGGCTGCGCTACACCCTGGACAACAAACCTGTAGGCCATAAGGTGCCTTATCTTCAGGGGCCGGGAAAAATTCATTTCTGCTGCCGCTCGACTGAAACACTGATCACTAAATCATGGCGCGAGCTTGGTATCGACGCAGACGAAATGGATGAAGGTACCCGCGCCAGTATGGATGGTCAGGTTCCGGCTGATACCACTTACCTTGAGTGGCTGGCCCGCCAGCCTGAACATCGCCAGGATGAAGTCCTTGGGCCGCAGCGCGCCGGGCTTTACCGCGCTGGGAAGGTACAGCTCAGTGACATGTTCACGGATAAGGGAGAATGGATAAGCCTGGCGCGACTGAAAGCGCTGTCAGCTGCTGATAAAGCCGGGAATTATCCCGGCTTTTCTTTGTCCGGCGTGCAGTCAGTAGTGGAGATCGAGAAGGGGATGCAGGGCGTCATTGCCGATGAAATACATTTCCCTGAAGGCACCTCGATGGAATCAGCCCGGATCGCCGCCAGCGCCATGCTGGACGTGATTACCCGTTTCGGCCTGCCGCCGGTGAGTTCGTTCGGTCAGGTGTCGGGGGCGCGGCAAAGTGCTGCTGGTGCGTATTACGAGGCAAGCGGGGCTGTTCATATCGCCCCCTGGGCGTTACAGGCAGATGAATGGGCGGGGATCCGGGCCAACGGAGCCAGTTATGATTTCGTGTCATCTCTGTCGCTGGAAAAAATGTTTACCATTTCAGATGCAGCTTCCCTCGCGGCGGAAGGTGTTCCCTTCGACTATACCGTGATACCCAGCGTTGCTGGCACCGTCACACATGAAATGGGGCATCATCTCTATTTCCAGCATCTGACCGATGTGGAGAAAATAACCGCCGATGCTTACGAGTCAGGCTGGTGGCGTCCTGTTAGCTATTATGCCTCCGAAAATGAACGAGAGCTGTTTGCAGAAACCCTTGCGCTCTTCATGCTGGGCAGCGAGGATGACCACAAACGCATTAATCCGGAGCTGCTTGAATGGCTGAAGAAAAATTCCCGTACCTGAAACAGGCTCACGAACTATTCCATACTAAACCCCGGCCCGCCAATCTCGCGGATAAGCTGGAAGAGCTTACCCAAAAAGCGGGTGGCACAACCGTGGAAGCACGGATGATCGGTTCCCTGGTGAGTGCCGCATGGATGGATGAAATGAACGGCCACGTCTGAAAATTTATCAACTCACTATGAGGCTGCCCACGGGCGGCCTTTTTTTATACCCGCAGTCCGTGACTGCAACATCTGACCCGAGGTTATAGATGCTTAAGTTCAAACTGACCAAAGAAGAATTCGATGCGCTTGATGATGCTCAAAAGGCCATGTATGCCGGGGCCGGAGAAGAGGGCTATCAACTGGCAATTGAAGGCGTGCCGGACGTTTCCGGCCTCGAAAAGAAAGTGAACGAACTGCTTGGGGAGAAAAAAGCCGAGCAGGAAAAACGCCGCCTGGCCGAGGAAGAAGCCCGCAAAGCAGCCGAAGAACAGGCCCGTAAAAAAGGTGATCTGGAAACTCTCGAAAAAAGCTGGGCGGAGAAAATGAGTTCGCGCGAAAAAGAACTGCTCGCGCAAATTGATGAGCGCGATACGCGCCTGCATACCCTGCTGGTGGATAACGTTGCACAGACACTGGCGACGAAGCTTGCGGGCGACAGTGCCGCAGTTATCACCCCTCACATCAAATCCCGGTTGATTGTCGAAGACGGCAAAACCCGCGTTGTAGACGCAGAAGGGAAGCCCTCTGCGGCCACGATTGAGGATTTAGAGAAAGAATTCCGTAACAACAAGCTTTTTGCCCCGGTTGTTATTGGTAGTAAGGCATCCGGTACCGGCGGTACGGGCGGCCAGTCCTTCGTCAGCGGCGACGGCAAAAAATGGAGCGATTACACCGAGGCCGAACGCCTCAAACTTTTCCAGGAGGACCGCGAGACATTCAATCGTCTGGCGGCCACACAGAACCAATAAGAGGTAACACCGCATGGCAACTGTAGCAACCCGTCTTTCGGACATTTTTGTCAGCGATTACTATCAGACGATCGCGCCGGTAAACAGCCCGGAGAAAACCGCTGTATATAACTCTGGTATTGTTACGCGCCTGCCGGCGCTCGACGCTGTCGCGCAGAACGGTCAGGGTACCGCAACCGTAAGCTACTGGCAGGATCTGGATGCTGATGAAGCCCCGAACGCCTCAACGGATGATCCGGATCAGATTGGTAAGGTCGGTAAAGCCACTCAGGGCAGCATGCGTTCACGTACGCTTTTCCTGAACAAAGGCTATGGCGTCGCTGACCTCGCCTCTGAACTGGCCAACAGCGATCCGATGACACAAATTCGTAACCGCTTCGGTACTTACTGGACTCGCCAGTGGCAGCGTTATTTGATTGGTGAGGCGCGCGGCGTTATCGCTTCTAACCTGGCAAATGATGACGGTGATATGGTTATTACCGAGCGGGCTTCCCTGGCAGAATCTTTTCAGGATGCCGCTTTCACCGCAGGTGATGCTGCCGATCAGTTCTCTGCAATTGGCGTCCACTCCACCATCATGAACCGCATGGTGAAGAACGATCTAATCGAATACCTGCGTGACTCAACCGGCAACATCATCCTTGCAACCTACCTCGGTAAACCTGTCTTTATGGACGACAGCCTGAAAACTGATGACGGCGGCTTTATGTCGCTGTTCTTTGGTTCAGGTGCATTTGGTTTTGGTGAGGGTAAACCACATACACCGACCGAGCTTGAACGTAAAGCATCCGGCGGTAATGGCGGCGGTGCCGAAGTGTTGTGGGAGCGTAAAACCTACATTCTCCAGCCAGCAGGCTTTAGCTGGAAGGGGGAGGACGATCCTAACCTGACGCCGTCTTACACCGACATGGCGAAGGCCAGTAACTGGGAGCGTGTCTTTGACCGTAAACAGGTACCGTTTGCTGCTGTGCTGTCAGGCGGTGCAGGTTCGTAATGCTCAGGGGCTTCGGCCCCTTTATTTTTGAGAACACTTATGCAGGTTACTATCGATGACGTCCCGTATGTGCCTGTTAGCGCATCCTCTTCTCGTATTGGAATAGCGATCACGACGCACAACCGGGCCGAGGTGTTAATTCGTGCGCTGGATCACCAACTGAAGCATTTGCCCACTGGTGCGCTGGTGGTGGTGATAGATGATGGTTCAGGCCCGGCAGCTTCTGTTCCCGATGGCGTACAACTGATAAGGCACGGCGCTTCACTGGGCATCGTCGCATCGAAAAATGCCAGCCTGACCGCGCTGATGGATGCCGCATGTGAGCATCTGTTTCTGTGGGATGATGATGCCTGGCCGATCGCCGATAACTGGCATCTGCCCTATATCGAATCACCTGAGCCGCATCTCTCTTATCAGTTTCTCGATTTGGCCGGGCCGCGCAAGCTGAACGATCTGGCGGTGCTCTACCGTGACGAGCAGCATGTGGCTTATACCGGGCAGCGCGGCGTCATGCTGTATTACCACCGCAGCGCCATTGAGACCGTAGGGGGATTTGATCCGGTGTACGGTCGCGGCATGTACGAGCATTCGGATCTGGCGCTGCGTATCAATAATGCCGGGCTGACAACGTGGGCTTACGCTGATGTTTCTGGCTCGGAAAAGCTGATTCATTCGATGGATGAGCATGAAGAGGTCACGCGCTCTGTTTCCCGACCCGATCGCGAGGCGCTGGTGGCGCGCAACGTGAAAATCCACAACGAGCGCCGTGATGCCGGTTATACCGGCTATATTGAATACCGCCCGCGTCGTAACGTGGTAATCACCACCCTGTTAACCAGCCACCCTGATCCGCAGCGTGGCGTGAAGATGCGGCCTGACCCGGACCTTCTGCGCGCCTGGGCAACGTCAATCAGTGGCGCTGATGCGGTTGTGCTTGCCGACGAACTGACTGAAGCTCCACCCGGTGCAAAGCTGGTGAGTGCTCCTGACGTGGCAATGAATGTTTATTTCCGGCGCTGGCTGCACATCTACCAATATCTGCGCGATCACCCTGAATACCATTTCGTCTGGTGCACCGATGGTACTGACGTCGAGATGCTGCACGCGCCGTGGGATGAAATGGCGGCCGGTAAGGTCTACGTTGGCTCGGAACCAAAAACGTACGCTGACGCCTGGGCACGGCAGAATCACCCGGAGAAACCCTATCAGGACTTTCTTGATGAGCATCGTCAAGACGTGATGCTTAATGCCGGGCTGCTTGGCGGCACGCGTGAAGATGTTATGGCATTAGCCCATGCGATCGTGCGTCTGTATTACCGCATTGAGAGTAACCGCTTCTGGCAGACTGAACGCGCTGGCGCAGCGGTGGGTGACATGCTGGCGTTTGGTATCGTGGCGAAGTCTTTCGGTAACCGGATCGTCTCTGGTCCTCAGGTAAACACGGTATTTAAAACTGACGGTGTTGGTAAGGAGTTTGCCTGGTGGAAACACAAATAAAGTTTGTGGTGGTCGGCCATCACTCACGATACATGCAGGCTCATAGCCTGGCTGAATCTCTCGGTGCCTTCCTGCTAATCGATAGTGGGGACCACGGTGCGAACTGGAATCATCGTCGCGCGCTTGAGTGGGCTGCCGAACAAACCTGCCGGGTAGTGATCCTTGAGGATGACGCTCTGCCAGTTGTCAGTTTCCATCGCGGTATTTATAGCTGGCTCAGGGACTTCCCTGATTCATTAATCAGTTTCTATCTTGGCACCGGCCGCCCCCCGCAGTACCAGATGCAGATCGCTGAGCGATTGATCGTTGCCGACAAGACGCGCTCTGATTACATCACGCTACCGCGCCTGATTCACGGCGTCTGCTACAGCGTACCGCCGCAGCAAATTGAAAGGGTGCTGACTCGCTGGGACAACAGCAAGCCTGCTGATTATGCAGTGGGTGATGCGTACGGTGGCGATGTCATCTATCCCTGCTTGTCGCTGGTGGACCATGTCGATGGCGAACCGGTTGAACGTCATCCCGACCAGCAACTTCGAACAGAGCGCCGCCGGGCATGGCGGCTGGCGTACTGAGGGCAATATGATAAATAACGATCCTGATTCACCAGGCTTTAACAGTTACACCAGCGTTGATGAACTGAAAGCATTTGCCTCAGCGCGTGGCTATGAACTCCCCCCTGAAAATGTTTTGTGTGAGCAGTTCCTGATTCAGGCTATGGATTACCTTGAGTCCGTCGAATGGCGCGGAAGCCGCAGTTCTTCTGAACAGCCGCTTATGTGGCCTCGTAATGGTGTGGCGGTCGATGGTGTGCCGGTAAACAAATCTGTTATTCCGGCCAGATTAAAATCAGCTCAATGCCGTCTGGCTATCGAGGCTCAGGAGACAGACCTTAATCCGACGAAGAGCGGCGGAGCAGTAACACTCGAGCGCGTTGAAGGGGCAGTGACTGTGCAATATGACGGTTCAAGCAATGACGGCAAAGTAACTTTTCCGTGGCTTTCTGCTTTATTGCGCGGCCTGACTAAAGGCGCGAGCGTTTTCAACTTTGATGTGAGGCGTGGATGATGTCAGATCTTAAAGTTGTCGATTTCAAACGAAATGATGAGAGCGAGTACAACCAGACCGAAGTAATTCGTCTGCTGGAAGAGGCGCTCGAACATGCCAGGAATGGTAATTACCAGGCTATGGCAATAGTGATGTTAAGCCACGAAGGGCATGTACTCGACTGCTGGCATAATGGTGAAAAGCCTTACGTTATGGTTGGAGCTCTCGAATCACTGAAGATGGATTACATTCACGCATGCATTGAGCGACGCTGAGATGGCAATTAACTATCCCCGGATGAGAGCCACCAGCACGCGACTGCTTAAAGAAAATGGCATGGAATTTCCGGTAAAGCGCAAAGGCACAGTAACGGTAATCGGCGGTATTGAGCATCGCGAACCGGATAAAACGTTTACCGCCGTAGGTGTACGCACTGATTACAAACCCGGCGAAATTGATGGCACGGTCATCATTAATGGCGATGTGCGTATTGTCTTTACCTCCAACCCTGAGCTGCGCACCGGCGACATGGTGGATCTGGAGGGTAAATGGTACCGGGTTGTTCAGCCTAACCCGGTGAAACCAGCGCATCTTGTGCTTTGTTATCGGGCACAACTGAGGGCATAGCATGTCTGAGAATAACGCTTTTATGGCTTCCATTAATGCATTTGTGGATAAGGCCAAAGCTGACCAGGCGGAAGTTGTGCGCGTGGCCGGAATCAAAATCCTGGCGCGGCTGGTCGATATGTCGCCCGTCGGCAATCCTGAACTATGGGAAGTCAACCAGACCGCAGTCGGCTATAACGCGGCAGTGGATGATCATAACAGTCTGCTGCGCCAGAACCCGAACAACCTGACGAAAGCAGGGCGGCTGCGGGCAGGTCGCAAGGTCAATGACAGCATGGACCTGAAAGCACCATCGGGCTACACGGGCGGGCGTTTTCGCGGTAACTGGCAGGTTTCATTTGATACACCTACTACCGAAGAAACCGGACGTATCGATAAAACCGGGAATATGACAAAAGCGGCCGGGAACTATGTTTTATCCCGGTTTAAAGTAGGGATGAATGAAATATTTTTCTGCAACAACGTTCCCTATGCCTACCGGCTTGAGATGGGACACTCCAGACAGGCTCCGGGGGGCATGGTACGCATCACCGCCGCTGAGTTTCAGAAATTCTTCAGCGAGGCTGTAAGTGAGGTTAAAAATGATACCGGATATCACAGCGACGTTTGATGCTGTGCTTGGTGCCTGGGCGGACGCTGTGAGTATGCCAGTGGCATGGGATAATGTTCCCTTCGATCCGCCTTCTGATGCCGCCTACCTTGTTTCGCATGATATGCCCGCATCTCCATACAGTATTGATCTGGCAGGATGCTGCCGGATACATCCTGGCGTGTATCAGATTAACGTCGTTGTGCCGGCAGGCAGTGGCAGGGCCAGCGCTAAAGAGATCGCCAGCCAGGTTGCCGCACTGTTTCCGTTAAACCAGACACTCAGTGGCGAAGGTTTTACCGCCATAGTTATTTCACCACCTGCCATTTACTCCGGCATTCAGGATGGCGTTTCCTACACCGTCCCCGTCAGCATCAGATACCAGGCTAAAACCGTAGTCTGACCAATCCCTGCCGGCCGTTGCCGGTTTTTTTATGCTCATTTATCGGAGACACCATTATGGGCTTTGCTCTGCCTAATGGGGCGCACGTCTACCTTGCGTCCGAGTATGGTAAAAGTATCCCTTTTACCGCTATCACCAATGCAAAAAACGCGATTATTACCGTCGGAGCCAGCAGCAACCTGGCCGTGAATGATGAGGTACATATCTCTTCTGCGTGGAGTGGTATTGATAACGTTGTCGCCAGGGTCATCAACGTGTCGGGCAATTCCGTTACGCTCGGCAACATTGATACCACTAACGTCAATAAATATCCGAACGGCGGCGGTGCTGGCTCCGTGCGGAAAATTACCACCTGGACTGAGCTACCCCAGATTACTGAGGTGGCGAATGCTGGTGGCGATCAAAACACGACCCAGATTCAGTTTCTCGCAGATGATCGCCAGCGAAATCTGAACACCTTCAAGGCCGCCAGTTCCCAGACCTATACCATTGCTCATGATTCTTCCCTGCCGGTGTACGACCTGCTGCGTAAGCTGGATGACAATGGCGATACGGTGGCGGCCTATATGTTCGTGCCGAAAGCCAAAGAAAATCGCTACTGGTCCGCGAGCATTTCTTTCAACGATATCCCAAACACAGCGGTTAACAACGTTGAGACGGTAAGCGTGGTGCTCCAGCTCCAGTCCCGCGCGATGACGTTTTATAAACTGCCTGATACTTCTGCCGTACCGGGTAGTTAATCCTTTATTTAATCCAGTAAGCCCCGTATGGGGCTTTTTTAATAAGAGAAATTTATGTCTGCAAAATTTGAGCTACAACCGAAACCGATCTTTAAAGCTGACGTCAGCATCCCGCGCGCCGGAGAAGAAGACGGGAAACTGACTTTCACCTTCAGGCATAAGCCGATCAAAGAGCTGGCTGCACTTGAAACGCTGGAAGGTAAAACCGCACTCGATTTTCTTCAGGAGATCACCGAAGCCTGGGCGCTGGCGGATGAATTTAACCGCGATAACCTTGAAACACTCCTTGATAACTATCCCGGTGCGCTGAAAGCCATTGTGGGTACTTATTACAGTGAGTTAACGGGAAACCGTGAAAAAAACTAATAGCGGTTGCCTCGCAACTCTATACGCCTGAAACCTCTGCGGAAGATATGGCGGCCTTCGGGATGACGCCGGACGATTACGACGATACGATCATCGAGGTCTGGCCTGATGTCTGGCCGTCATTTCTGGTTTTTCAGTCTGCCGGCACGCAGTGGCGTACAGGTATGGGAGGCGTGACAGGGCTGGATTACAACGTCCTTCCGTGGCTGATGAAGCTGCACGTCGTGGAGGATGAGGCAACCACACTGAATGATATCCGTGTGATGGAAGGGGCAGCAATGCGCATTATTCATAGCCGTCAGGCATAGCGAATATGCTGACATGGTATACAGATCAGGGCACTGAATTCATTCTTGCAAACATCATTCGAGCAAATCGCAATTAGATGAGTTGTAGCGTCTTTCAGCCTCATCAGCCCATCGTGTCTTAAGCTCTTCAAAAGGAAGTGACGCTGAAATATCCAGAGGAATTGCATTTTTAATCGATTCCTTTATGTCTGTAATTGTTCCTGAAAAAATAACACCAGCATAAAAATCATCATCGAAATCTACTCCAGACTGAGCATAAAGCCCATCTTTGATGTGTTGTTTTCCATTAGGGCTGGCGAGTACGCTTTTCATGGAGGATAAATATTTTTCAGCATGCTTTTTAATTTTTATGTCTTCTGCTTTATGTGTATTTTCATAAACCACAGTCAGATATGCAGAACATTCTGCGGATGCAACTGCTTTTTGCATTAATTTATCCGCACTTTCCGATGCCATTGATATGGCAGGTAATAAAGCAAGCGTAGCTACAAAGTTATTAAACATTATACCTCCAAAGGCCAAATTTACTGGCTGTACATGTCGATAAGCTAACCTGTTATTCCCACTACATAAATCCTGATGTTTACACAGTAGATTCTGCTGTAAATCTGAGTTCCAGAATCAACTGGTTAGTTCAAATAAGCAACTCACATACAAATCAATCCTTCCAAGGAGGATTTTTTATGCCCGGAGAAAACCATGTCTGATATCGCGACTATATCTCTTCGCGTAAATACCTCCGAACTGGAGCGAGGGAACCAGGCGCTTGATAATTTCCAGCAGACCGCTACTGGTGCGGCGAATAAAGCAGATGCGCTTAACCGCACTATGCGCTCCAGCACGAGTGAGCAGAGGAGGAACAGCGAAAGCCTGAAGGAGCAGCAGCAGGAGCTACAGAACCTGCTCAATAAAATCAGCCCGGTCAATAAGGCGATGGACGAGCTGGAAAAGCTTCATGCGTCGCTGTCAGGTTTTCGCGCAAAAGACATGCTGGGCGATGAGGATTACAGCCGCTTTAATGCCGTGCTGGATTCCACCCGCGACAAGCTGTTTCAGGTTATGGAGGCGGAGACAGTAGAAGGGCAGGAGCGGCTGAAGCTGGCGCAGGATACACAGCGCGCAGCCGCTGCGCAGGACGCGTTCCTGAACTCTCTGGCTGAGCAGGCGGCCACCTTCCGCGCCTCGAAGTCAGACGTTCTTGAATATAAAGCTTCACTGCTGGGTTTAACCCAGGATGCTGCCCCGCTGATTCAACAAATCAGGGAGAGAGAGCTGGCTATTGCCAGTGAAGCGGTTCAAACACGGCTGGCCGCACAGGAACTGCGGGAGAAGCAGGCCGCAGAGCGCCAGGCTGTCGCTGAAGCATCCCGCCTGCAGGCGCAGAACGATAACTTCGTCGAGTCGCTGCGCAATCAGGCGCTGGCCATTGGTAAATCGCGCGCTGAGATGCTCGAACTGAAAGCGGCTCAGATGGGGCTGCTGCAGGAGACCGCACCTTACATCGCTGCGCTTAAAGCGCAGGAAACCGCAACGGTACAGGACGCTGAAAACAAAAAAGTGTCTGCCATCCAGGCCCGAATAGTTAAAGATGCGATCGCAGAACTGGAAGCCGCAGAGCGCGCCGAGGCATCCGAAGTTCAGCGTGCGCAGAACATCCGCGACTCGTTTGTTAGGACACTCGAAGAGCAGGCAACATCGATCGGAAAAACCCGGATCGAATTGCTGGAAATGAAAGCCGCCCAGCTCGGTGTTTCTCAGCAGGCTGCTCCTTTCATCGCAAAGCTGCGTGAGCAAGATGAAGCGTGGAAGAAAGGTGGGATCAGCGCCGGGCAGTACCGGCAGGCATTAAGAATGTTGCCGGCGCAATTTACGGATATTGCCACGTCCATCGCTGGTGGAATGCCGCTGTGGATGGTCCTGATCCAGCAGGGAGGGCAAATAAGTGATTCGTTTGGAGGTATAGGTGGTCTCCTTCGTTTCATTAAAGAAGAACTTCTTGGCTTCAAAGAGGCTACGGATGACTCTTCAGAATCGCTTTCTGAAAATGCCAATTCCTTGGCTGAAAATGTTGAACATGGTCAAGGCTTGCTACGTTTTCTGACTCCTACAAGAGTGGCCATGGGAGGACTGGTTGGTGTCGCATCCCTCCTGGCGGTAGCATGGTATAAAGGCGCGAAAGAGGCTGAGGAATTCAATAAACAACTCATTCTTACCGGGAATTTCGCAGGGAAAACTGCTGGGCAGCTCGGTCAGCTTTCCAGACAAATAGCTGACGATGCAGGTGTAACCATAGGAGAAGCATCGGCTACTCTGGCAAAAATTGTCGGCACGGGGAGGTTTGATGGTAGCAGACTTGAGATTGTTGCTAAGACGGCTGCAGCAATGGAGGATGCTGTTGGACAATCAGTTGAGAACACGATAGCTAACTTCCAGAAACTTTATGATTCACCAACTAAAGCTTCTGAGGAGTTGAATAGTCAGCTTCATTATCTCTCATCAGCGCAGTACGAATATATTTCGTCTCTTGAGAAACGGGGATATAAAGAGGCAGCAGGAGAAGCAGCGGCCACGGCTTATGGACAGGCTGAACAACAGCGCAGTCAACAAGTTCTTGATAATCTGGGGCTGATTGATCGTATGGTCCGGGGGGTGTCTGATACGTGGAAAGCATACTGGGATGCAGCATTAGGTATTGGTCGTAAACAAACCACTGCTGACCAGCTTGAAAGCGTTAGACAAAGGATTAAGGAAATAACCGATCAATCGCGCCCCGGTGTTTTCGGGATGGGTAACATTGGTGATGGCGGCGCTGCAAATAAGGAGTTACTGGCATTACGTCAGCAAGAGAAAGAACTCGAGTTCATCGTTAAATCTCAGGAGGGGTATTCGGAAGCCCAGGCCAGGGCGAAAAAAGCTGATGAGGATCGGACGGAATCGCTGATTTATCAGAATCAAATCCTCTCGAAAAATATCTCATGGCAGCAGCAGCGTTCAGCCGCACTGACTGTCCTTTGGTCCAAGGTTGCAAAAGCACCTGAGCTATGGAGTGAAGAAGAAAGAAAGAGGGCCGTTGCTCAGATCAATAAAGACTTTCATCCTTCTAAAAATCCCAAAGCGAAAGGCTATACCGTTCCTGCCGGTGAGCGCATGGAAGATGCCGGGCAGACCGAATTACTGGCCCTCCAGGCACAGCTGAAAACCCTTCAGGATCACCGCTCTGTTAATGACACGATCAGTCAGCAGCGCAAAGATCTGTATACCACTGAATCTAAGTTTGCCGTCCTTGAGGCGGCTGCGCGCACCCGGCAATTATCCAAGCAGGAACAGTCTCTGCTGGCGAGCAAAAACCAGGTGCTGCAACTTGCGCAACAGAAAGCCCTCCTCGGCGATCAGATCACCGCGCAGGAGCAACTGAACAAACGGATGGATACAGCCAGCAAATATGTCACACAGATGGCAGAGAAGCAGGCCGCGCTTGAAACGGGTTCCGTGATGAGTGACCGGCTGGCGAGCCGGGAGACTGCGCTTTCACAGTTACGCAGTGGCTGGCTGAATGCTGGGGGTAGTCTTGATAATGACGGTTATAAGAAGGAGCTTAAAGCCGCTAATGATTACTTCACCGCTGAGGATGAGCTTCGTGGTGACTGGCTGAAGGGGGCGAAAAAGGGGTGGGCTGAATACCAGGATTCAGCGACGAATGTTTTCTCCGCCATGCAAAACGTAGCGCAGTCCACGCTCGGCGGCATTTCCGATATGCTCACAAATCTTGTGACGACAGGAACGGCCAGCTTCAGGAGCTTTGCTGCTTCAATGATGAAAATGATCGCAGAGGTTGTCAACCGACTGCTGGTGGCTTATACCGTCCAGGCTGCAATGGGTTGGATTGCTGGCGGGACCTCATCTTCAGGAAGTGGCGCAGGGCAGTCTTTCGCTGTTCCGTCTTACCGTCCAGCGTGGAACGGTGGTTATATTCCTGAGTTTGACTCTGGTGGCTACACAGGTGATGGCGGTAAATATCAGCCTAAGGGTGTTGTACATGGCGGCGAGTTTGTTTTCACGAAAGAAGCAACAAGCGCGCTGGGAGTGGATAACCTTTACGCAATCATGCGCAGTGCGCAGGGTTATGCAGATGGCGGCGTTGTCGGTCGTGCGCCCCGGTATGGTCTGTCGGGAGGCGCAGGCGCAGCGAGTACTGCACCCGTGATTAAAACAACCGTCAATGTTGATGTAAATGGCAATGCTTCTGCGCAAACAAGTGGCACGGGCGATGCCCTGGGCCGTGCTCTGGCTGAAGAGGTGCGGAACGCGGCCACTTCGGTTGTGCAGAAACACCTGAAGCCCGGAGGTCTAATCTATAACTTCAGCAAAGGCCGATAGCCCACCCCGGTGGGCTTTTCCTGATCCGTTTTCATTGATGCATGAGGTATTGTCACGTAAGCTTTGGTTATCAGAATTTAGCCTTACGAGAGACAAGCTATGTTTACACAAACGGCTATTGCGGCGGCAATCACCACCATGGGAACGCTAAGAGATCCATTAAAATACGTAGCTGATATTTCAGGTGTTGTTGCCCATCACTCTTCCGTCATCAAAAGCGGACACGTCGATATCACAGATGTATTGAAAATGGCCAGTAATATCAAAGCAATTTTCGTTTCAATCGATGCCGATAATGCTGAACTTCAGGAATATGTTGATGAAGCCAACGCTGAAAACTTCTCTATATCTGTCGAAGATGCCAGAAAGGTGGTCGGTTCATTAATGGATCTCTCAAACAAAATTAATAGTGCTGTTAAGACTCTCGACAATTTAAAGCTGATCGTGAGCCATCTTGGAACCTTCTATCCGCACCAAAAGCTGGTTGATTCCGCTCTGATGGAGGGTATTAACAAATACGGTGTAATGCAGCAGGGGATCAGTAGCATTGTTGGGGTTTGCGAGGGAGTTATTCGAAAAGCACTGAAGGAGGCTGAAGTTGTGGCAGATGATAAAGCCCGATTCGAGTCGTTGCGCAAAGAAAAATTTGAAAGGGCGCTTTCACGTGCTGCGGCAAATAACTATGCAACACTCAGAGCGCTTGCCGACAGATGATTTTTTTCCTGGACGCAGAGCAGGTCATAGTGATTCATGATGCTCAACTGGAAGAGCATGGTGGCCTGCCAGGCTATCGAGATCACGGTGCAATATCGGCGATGCTTTCCCGTGTTGAAAATCTTAACGCTTATGAAAACGTCAATGATATTTTCGTCCTGGCGGCAGCATATCTGATCGCGATATCGCGAGGTCATGGTTTCAATGATGCAAACAAAAGGACTGCACTCATGTCGGCGCTTGCCTTTTTGGACATGAATGACATTGTGCTGACTACTCCGGTTTCATTTGCTGATTATGTAGCTGAGGTTGCGCAGGATATGCATGATGTTAATGCTGTGGCAGAAGCGCTGAGGCAACTGACCTGAAGTTATTTCGTCAATCCCACAGATTCAGATAGCCCACTCCGGTGGGCTTTTTTTATGGAGTAAATATGGTTGAAACCTATAAGTGGCCCGCGCAACTGGGTGCCGGCGCAATTGAATACAGTCAGACGATCCGCGCTGCCCAGTTCGGTGACGGGTACGAACAAATTGCTGAGAACGGCATAAACTCCACTGCGATTCAGGTCCCGATGAAATACACAGGCAAAGACGGCGAGGTTAATGAAATCCGTGCTTTCCTGCTGGCCCATACGGTTAAAGCATTCATCATTACGCCGCCGGGTGAAGAGAAGGGGCTTTATCGTGTCGTCGCTGATTCGGTTCGAAAGAATCAGCTGAGCAGTAACGTTGCTGAACTGACCTTTACCATCAAACGCGCCTATGGAGTCTATGCATAATGGCACTTGTCGATCAGGCGGCAATGCTGGCACCGGGCGGCAGGGTCCGCCTGGTTGAAGTAGATGCCTCAGAATTCAGCGGTGGGATCCACCGTTTTCACTACTCACCCTTTCCTCATACTCCCGCCGAAATCAATGCGGCAAATGGTGATGAAAATAAGCTGGGTCCGAAGCCCATAACTTTTGGCGTTGACGAGAAAAATTATCCCAGGCTATTTGATTTCTGGCCGTTCCAGATAACCGATCTTGAGTTATCAACCGAGCAGGCGGCAGAGCCTAAGCTGAGCGTGTCGAACCTTGACGGACATATCACTGCGCTTTGCCTTCAGTTTAAAGACATGGTCAATGCCAGGGTGAGCATCATCGATACTTATGCCGTTTATCTCGATGCGGTTAACTTTCCCGGCGGCGTTAACCCGACAGCCGATCCAACGATGTTCTCTCTCCAGACCTTCTGGCTTGATACCAAAACATCAGAAGACGATGAAACGGTATCCTGGTCCCTCAGCAGCCCGGCAGACCTTCAGGGGCTGGTTATTCCCACCCGTCAGATAACGTCACTGTGTGAGTGGGCCTTGCGCGGTCAGTACCGTAGCGGCGACGGCTGTACCTATAACGGCACCGCTTACTTCGATGCCAAAGGCAATCCGGTAACCGACCCGGCGCTGGATATGTGCGGTGGCTGCCTGAGCGACTGCCGAAAACGCTTCGGTACTGGCCTGGCGGAACCAAACACCGCCGTACTCGATTTTGGTGGCTATCCCAGCACCGTTCTCATTTCTCGCTAAGGTTCCCAATGAATAAAACGATTATGAAGGCGATCCGGGCGCATGCGCTGGAGGAATCACCACGCGAGGCTTGCGGCTTCGTTATTCAGGATGGCCGACGTCAGCACTATGTGCCGACGCCGAATAGTCACAAAAATCCAGCAGAGCACTTTCGTATAGATGGCGAGCACTGGGCTGATGCTGAAGATGCCGGAACCATCATCCGGGTTATCCACTCTCACCCTGGCGATGGTGCCCGGCCCATTCCCTCCGATCTTGATCGACAGCAGTGCAACCAGTCTGGTGTTGCATGGGGCATCTATGCGCCTGACTGCGATGAATATGCTGAGATTACGCCTGATGCCATTCCGCTGATAGGCCGCCCGTTTATTCTCGGCTCTCACGATTGTTGGGGGCTGATCATGGACTGGCACGCCATACAAGGCGTTACGCTCAACGATTTCCGCGTGGATTACCCCTGGTGGGAAAGCCAGTATCTGGACAACCTCTATTTCGATAACTGGCAGAAAGAAGGGTTTGTTGAAAGTGACCCAGTGCCCGGCTGCATGGTGATCATGCAGGTGCAGTCCGACAAATGGAACCATGCAGGGATTATCACCGAAGAGGGGGAACTGCTTCACCACCTTTACGGCCAGCCGTCATGCGTTACGCCTTACGCGCGAGGTTATTTTCGGGACCGGACGATGATCTGTGTCCGACACAAAAACTTATCTGAGGAGATTAAACCATGGCGCGTTTAACAACTATTCGTCTTTATGGCGCACTCGGTGCCCGGTTTGGACGTGTTCACAAGATGGCAGTGCAAACATCAGCCGAAGCGGTTAAGGCACTTTGCGTAAACTTTGACGGCCTCGAAGAATACCTGATGAACGCCAAAAAGAACGGCATGGTATTCGCTGTATTCCGGGGGAAACGGAATATCGGGGTGGAAGACTATAAAAGCCTTGGCGGCGAAAGCGATATACGTATCGCGCCGGTGATGGAAGGGGCAAAGAAGGCTGGTATGTTCCAGACAATTTTGGGTGCTGTACTAGTCGTTGTGGGCGCAGTGGTAGGGGTAATGACATCCTGGACGGGTATCGGCGGGGTTATTGGTAGCGGAATGGTTTCTGCTGGCATAGGTATGATGGCGGGGGGAGTATATCAAATGCTTTCACCGCAGCCTAAGGGGCTTCAAAGCCGCGAAGATCCGGATAACAAGCCTTCTTATGCCTTCGGCGGCGCTGTAAACACTATTGCAATGGGGAATCCCGTAGCGGTGCTTTATGGTGAGCGCGAAATTGGCGGTGCTATCATCAGCGCAGGGATTGTAGCGGAAGATATCTAACCCTTAACGGTATTCATAGTTACTTGCTGCTACCTTAGTTATGATTAATGCGAATATCAGAATGAGGGATTAATAGTGAAACGCTGGATCGTCCTGGCTGCGGCCGCATTAATAATTGGTTGTGCTGATAAGCCTTATGAACCAACCCCAACTATTTACGACGCATCATATACAGAGCAATCTGCAGACAAAACAAAAGTTAGAGTGCATCGTGAGCAGCAATTAGCTGGTTCCGGTCTTGGAAAAGGTTGCCCGTTAGTTTTGAAAGTAGATAGCATTGCTGTCGCTGGTTTGCAGCAGAATCAATATGTTGATCTGTACCTTGCCAATGGTCAGCACGACTTATCTGTTCGCTTTTCTTGTGCAATAACCGAATGGCGAAAATCGCTTTCAATTATCGCTGACGGGCAAGGCCAGGAAATAAGAGTTGCACAGGGTTCTGTCGGTCAATACAGGATGTGGCGCGTGAAATAAGCCTCATCGTTTAACTAAATACCCGCTTCGGCGGGTTTTTTTATGGACGCAATATGGCAACGATCATTGGTGCAAAGGGCGGCAGCCAGAAACAGCATACTCCCGTAGAACAGCCGGATTCAGCTCAGTCAATGGCCCGTTGCCGTATGCTGCTGGCGCTGGGGGAGGGTGAGTTTGCGGGTGGCCTGGATGCCACGCGAATTTATCTTGATGGTACGCCACTTGGCAATGCCGACGGCACCATGAATTTTGAAAACGTTTCCTGGGATTTTCGTCCGGGTACGCAGACGCAGGAACCGATTCCTGGCTTCCCGGCAGTGGAGAACGAAACCAGGCTTGGCGTTTCGCTTACAAAAGCTACACCGTGGACGCGTGCTATCAGCAATACGCAGATTGACGCTGTACTGGTTCGCATCGGTATCAATGGCCTGCAGCAGCAGGAAAATGACGGTGATATTGTCGGTACCACGGTTTCTTACCATATCGATGTGGCTACGGATGGTGGTTCTTATGAAACAGTCATGACCAAAACGGTGACAGAAAAACTCAGTTCGCTGTATGAACTCACTCATCGTATTAATCTGCCAAGGGCCAGCACGGGCTGGCAAATCCGTGTCGTTCGCGATACTGCCGACAGCACAAGCCAGCTGTTGCAGAACAAGACACAAGTCCAGGCCATTACTGAGGTGATCGATGCCCGTCTGCGCTACCCGCACACCGCGCTGTTATACGCCTCGTTTAATGCAAAAACCTTCAGTGATACGCCAAAAATTTCCTGTAAGCCAAAAGGCCGTATCATCCGGATCCCCTCGAACTATGATCCGATAGCGCGTACTTACAGTGGCACATGGGATGGCACATTCAAATGGAGCTGGACGAATAACCCGGCGTGGATCTGGTTCGACGTACTGACCGAACAGCGCTTTGGTCTGGGGCGTCGCGTAACGCCTGAAATGCTCGACAAATGGGAACTCTACCGTATCGCCCAGCGTTGCGATCAGCGTGTGCCCGACGGTAAGGGCGGCAACGGTACCGAACCGCGTTTCATCTTCGACGTATATATCCAGTCGCAGGCAGACGCCTGGCAGGTGATCAAAGACATTGCTGCAGGCTTTAACGGTATGACGTTCTGGGGCAACAACATGTTTAACGTTGTTTCCGACATGCCTGCAGATACTTCGAAGCTGCAAATCCTCACCCGTGCTTCAGTGGTGGGCAAACCGAGTTACTCCAGCGGAAGCGAGAAGAATCGCTATAGTTCTGCACTGATCAATTTCAGCGATCCGGATAACCATTACCAGGACCGCACCACGGCAGTGATGTTTCCTGACCTGGTAAAACAGTTCAAATTTAAGCAGACACAGCTCACCGCCATCGGTTGTTCCCGCGAAAGCGAAGCACAGCGGCGCGGCGGATGGGCAGTTTATTCCAACTCGCTTGATCGCATCATCACGTTGCAGACCGGGCTTGATGGATTCGCCTACATACCCGGTACAGTTTTCGCGTTTGCCGATGAGCGCGTTTCCGGGCGCGTATATGGCGGGCGGATAACCGGTTACGACGGTTCAATAAAAGCCGTGTTTACTGACCGCGGTACCAGTGCTGTTCCTGGCGATACGCTGATGATCCGCACGAATGGCGGGATAGTCGAAAGCCGAACCATTCAGATGGTAAATGGTTCTCAACTGATTATCGACACACCGTTTAAGGCAGAGCCTGCGGCAAATGCAATTTTTGTTATCGATGCTGGCCAACTGCGACTGCAATATTTCCGCGTTACCAATCTCACGTTTAATGATGAAGAAAACACGTACACCATTACGGGGGCGGAGTACAACGCCTCGAAATATGATGCAGTGGATAACAATGCCCGGCTGGATATCCCGCCAATCAGTCTGATCCCCACTGGCCTGGTGTCACAGCCCGGTGATGTTAACGTTTCAAGTTACGATGCTGTCCGACAGGGGCAGCGCGTCGCCACGCTTGTTGCTACCTGGAATGCGCCATTGGATAAAAACGGCAAGCCGCAGGCTGATATCGTGGCTTATCAGATGCAGTGGAAACGCGGTGACAATGAGTGGATCAACACACCTCAGACAGGCCTGAGAAGTGCTGAGGTACCTGGTATTTTCGAAGGCGATTATCTGGTACGAGTACGGGCTATCAACTCTGGTGGTGCATCAAGCCTGTGGACAACATCAGTCCTTACGCACCTTAAAGGTCGTACCGGGGCCGTGCCTGCACCAACAGGCCTGCGCACTGAGGGTATTGTCTTTGGTGTCGTACTGAACTGGAATTTTCCGGCCGGTACAGGGGATACGCTCAAAACCGAGATCCAGTACAGCACGGTGGCCAGCGGCGAAAATCCGTTGTTGCTGGCCGATGTGCCGTACCCGCAAAAGACTTACCAACAGCTCGGACTGAAATTCGGCGTCACGTTCTGGTACCGTGCGCGGCTGGTGGACAAAACTGGCAACCAGAGCGCCTGGACAGGCTGGGTCAGCGGTATGCCGGCCGATAACGTCGCTGACTACATCGACAACATGGACGAGGCGATCCGCGACACCGACACGTACAAAGAGCTGGACAAGTCGATTCAGGACAACCAGACCGCGATCGCGAAAGAAGTTACTGATCGTGCAGCCGCCCTGACCAAAGAGGCCAGCGATCGCACAGCTGCTATTTCGAAGGAAACTACGGCCCGCACGCAGGCACTGACCAAAGAAGCCTCTGATCGCACAGCGGCAATCGCGGCTGAGGCAACCACCCGCGCGCAGCAGGATCAGAAAGTCGCGTCAGACGCAGCCAATGCTCTTCTTAACGAGCAACTGACGCGCGAAGCGGCGATTACTGAAACCAACCTGATTATTCAGAACAAAACGGACTCGCTGGCGCAGTCGATCGCGCAGGTGGCGGCGGGCAGCGGCACGCAGTTCGATTCCCTGAAAATCTGGCATTTCAACTCTTCGGGCGTTGAAGGCTGGACCGGCAACGGCACACCGACAGTGGTCGATAACTGCCTGCGTCCGGCGAATCACGCTAATAACCCTTACGTTGTCTCTCCGGCATCGCTGGCAGTGGATGCAGCGTCTTATCGCTTCGTTAAGCTGCGTATCAGAAAGGTAGGCAAACCAGCCTGGCGGGGTCAGCTGCGCTGGCGCGATACGGCGGCCTTCAACGACACGAATATGGTGACACTGGCTGAGCCTGCTTTTGATGCCGGCGGCGTGGCCACCATTGATTTCAGCGATATAAAATGGAATACCCTGGCTAACGTGGCACAGATCCGCCTGGATATTGGTGCAACACAGACCGCCAGCGATTATTTCCTGATTGACTGGATAGCGGTGGGTCGCCCGGCACCGGGTGCCAGCACCGCGGCGCTTGAGGATGAAGCGACAGCGCGTATCGCGGCAGACTCTGCCGAAGCCACGGCACGCAGCACCCTGGCGGCGCAGCTGCGCGGCGGTACCGATGGCACCGATCCGTCGAAACTTACCAGCGGCCTGATTTACAACGAACGCCAGGTGCGCATCTCTTCGGAGAAGGCCATCGCCGAAGACGTTGAAGCGCTGGAGACCAGTTTCAACGGTAACAAAGCAGCAGTGCAGCAGTCGCTGGAAATCCTGACCGATGCCCAGACGTCACAGGGTAAAGCTATTACGAACATCAGTGCATCGCTGAAATATGCCAACATTGATGCGGCTAACATGCTGACGAACGGCTCCTTTGAAACGGACTTTGATTTCTGGGACAAACGCGATTATCCGCAGGCTCAGAGCATCATCAATGGCGGCGCATACAGTGGTGATAAAGTTCTTCGTTTCACTGCATACGTCAGCGCTTCACGCATCACGCAGAAAAATATCCTCCTTCTGAAAGGGCGAACCTACCGCCTGTCAGCGGTCTGTAAGTTTTCTTCTGATGCGGTGGCCGGGGCGGGGGACAGTACAAAACTTGCCTTTCGAAACAGCGCATCGGATGCACTGATTAAAAGCGTTACCCTCCTGGCAAATGGCGATACTGCACCAACAGCATGGACAGAAAGAACGCTCGATTACACCGTTGGCAACAATAACGATCTGGTGGTAGCCGTAGCGGTGATGTCATACCTGACCGCCGGGACGATGGATATTGACTCTGTCCGAGTCATGGATATCACCGATACCAAAGCCATTGAGACGAAAGCCGACGCTGGCGCTCTAACCACGCTGGACGGAAAAGTGAAGGCTATCGGCGATACAGTGGATGCGCAGGGCACCGCGCTGACGCAGGTTCAGTCCAGTATCGGTCGACGAACTGTCTACCGGGCTGTATCAGTCGGTAATGGTGGCACTGGTGGTATCGGGGCCGCGGGTATTTTTAAGGAAGATGGTACTAAGCTGGCGACACCGGCGCGGTCATACATGCTGTCAGTTTTCAGAACCAATGCGGACGGCTCTACAACTTTTACATCTACTAACTTTGATGTTTACTCCGGATCGGCAGCGGCATCATCTTTTAATGATGCTGTAGCAGCATTACCCAATGGGACGTATGTAGCCGTCACAACATGGGACGAGCCTAACGGGTACAAATCTCTAATCTTTGATGCTAT